AACCATAGAGACTTCTTCAGTCATTTCTACTTCTTCACCTTCTTGTTCTACATCCTCATGTTTAGCAAACTCAACCACTACAGTTTCGTCTGTTTCTGTTACATTGAGGATATGTCTATCTTCTTTATTCATAGTTTTCTCCTCTTTACCTTCTAGTAAAGGATGTTTTATCAATTCGTTAGAATTGAAATCGTCAAAATCCCTTATGGGATTAATCTTTGTTAAAGTGCTAAATTTATGTCCTACTTCAATATCTGTAGGTTCACCACTTCTATAAACTTGTATTAATGCAGCAGGATCATCTTCAGTTCCAGTAATAGTAAAATCTGTATTAGGTACACTTATCTTTCCATTCCTTTGTATTTTTATAATTTTGCCTCTAGCTCTTCCGCCACTACTATTCCAGCTAACAAAATCACCAACTTTTAATGCGCCAGGCATTGCTCTATCTTCTTCTTTTTTCATTTGTTCTACCTTTGTTTTTGACCAGCTAAATCCTGCATCACCACCCCATAACGCCCAAGCTATTCTTCCATTAGAAGGGTAACCCTCTTCACCACTACTAAATCCTTCAGCCTGTTTGTCTACTTCATGTCTACTAAAGAAGCTATACATTCTTTTTACAGTATCATCTGATAAGTTTTCACCATTAACTATTTGCCTTGCTCTTACAGCTCCGACTCTAGTTCCACCACGTCCAAATTCTTTACGCCAATCGATACCCTTTTGCGCTTCAGCTTTCATTCCTGCATTTGGTTTAGGCATCGTCATCATCTCCACCCTGTATATTTGCTTCTACAGGCTGTTTTTGTCCAAATGGTTGATAAGCTAGCTCTATTCCATATTGTTTGGCTAGTTCTATTTCTTTTTGATGTTGTTCAAATAATTCTTCTGTATCTCTACCATATGCAGCAGAAATGTCGGCATAAGTCATAGTTCCGTTTTGCAAACCTACTACATTTGCCTGCATTTCTTTTAAAGGATCAATCCAAGCAAAACTTCTTGGTATAAAGTTTACCGATTTAGAAAATTTATCAAATTTACCCATTGGCAAATTAATGTAGCCTGTTGATATAGCCATTTCTAACCAAGATTGAAATATTGGATTTACAAAATGCTCAATTACAAATTGCTGATATATTTGGTACATGCTTCTATCCTCAAGCGCACCTTGCCTGATACTTGAGTAGTTGACCGAAGTAAGATCATTTGAAAGGGAGTGATAAGAAATGTTTAAACCTGAAGCTATGCTTCTTAATACACTTGTTGTAAATGAATCAAATGCAGTTGTTGGGTGAGTGGGATCAAACTGTTGAAATGACATCCCAGCAGGTAGCTGCTCAAATACACCAGCTTGAGCGTTCATTGATGGGCTAAAGGTATCAGTATGCTCGCCATCGCCAACATACCCATCACCATCGCCACTAATAAAGAAGCCTTGTTTTGATGCTCCAACTCTTGCAGCTACTATTTCAGCTTCTAAATAACCATTTAACATCTTTACATTAGCCATTGCTGTAGCTACCAAAGAAATGCCTCTAGTCTGTTCAGCTCTAGCAGGTAAGTAAGCATGGATAATTTCATCGGCTGGGACTCTAATGTGCTGATTTTGACTTAAATAATCTCTATCATAAGGATGGTCTTTAAATAACCAGTAAGCAACAGGCTTATCATATTTATCAACCTCAACACCCATTTTTATTTTATTACCAGTCATTTTATAAACATCATTTTTATTTTCATCTAAATGATCTGCTTCTAAAAACTGTAATTGAAAGCCAAAATCTGAGTTTGGTTCTTTTATTTTTCTTATTAGAACTTCGCCATCTCTACACAAAGATTCAATAAATATCTTTTGACAATCTAAGAATGACAATCTTCCATTGGTAGTACAATTTCCTAATTGCGACCATTCTTTCCAGGCTGTTTCTATGAGCTGATTAGCAGCTAAGTCTAATGAGCCATTGTCATTTCTACTTTTACTGCTAATTCTTACGCCATGCTTACCGATAACATTAGATACCATTAAATTTAAGTATCTTGCAATATAGCTATCGTTCCTTGCTAATTCTCTTGCTCTATCTCTTAATATTCTTATGTTATCTTTTATCTCAGCATCAGCACTAGCAGAACTTGTTAGGAAATCTGCAAAAAGCCTACCAGTATTTGCTCCTGTATAACTTCTAGCGTATGAGTTTCTTTTTTTCTCTTTAAGTGTGTTTATTCCAAAAATGTTGTTATACCAAGCCATTAAAACCTTACCTTAATCGTATTCCCTGAACCTTGATTGTTTTTAATTCTTGCCATTTTTACTTCTTTTAACCATTCAGCCTTATATCTATCTTTAAAGGTTAATAGTTCATCTATAGACATTCTCGAAAGCGATCTACCAGCTATAGACATTGAGGACTGATCCATTGATGCTCTGTTTTCAATAACAGCGCAAATTGAATCAAATACTATTTTTGCATGACTTCTAACAGCATTATCTAAAATAGTGCTGTAACCATCTTCAATTATTAGCTCAACATTATCGGAAGTTCTTTTTATTATCGCATCCCATCTATAATCACCAGCAGTTTGTGATGTAGTGCTAGATGTAGAAATAATATATTCATCATTGCTTTCAGTAGCATCTATAGTGAAGTTAGATGCAGTAGAGCCATCTATTAAATAGAATTTATACTTTAATGAATAAGATGCTAGTGGATAATCAGTAGATAGGTTTGGTTTTTTCCATGCCCAAAAATCACCTTTCTGCAAAACAGCAGGCACTTGAGATGGATAATTAGCTGAATCAAATTTGTTGCTCAAGCAAAAACCTCATAAATGTTAGATATATCTTTTATTTACGCTAAAGTTTTCTATAAATATGTCAAGTGTATATTTGAAGTTTATAAATCTTTCCAAGAATTAGCAAAATTAGATGTATTTTGTGGTTTTTTATTAATTAAACCATTATTTTTCTCAACTACTGGTGGCATGGTTGTGTTTGTCAGTATTTTATGCTCAATAGCGTTCCAGTTTGGGTTAAGTATGTAAATAGCTGCAAAATTGTATACTAAACAATCAAGGCTTTCATTACGATCACGTATTTGCTTCCAAACAAGCGATTTACGACCTCTAACATACTTAGTAACCCTTTTTTCTGCTGTTATTTGCTTCATGTACTCTTCATCAAGCGAATCTGAGAAAAATAACGTAGTTTCTTCTGGTTTTGCTGTTAATCTGCCAAAAATAGCTTCTTTTGCTGTATCTGAGCCAACTCCATACAAAACCGCTTTATTTTTACCAACGAATGTAGGTCTAGATATAATTGGCTTGCCTGCTGTAGATAAACCTTTAACTGCAAATATTCTTCTTGCTTGTCTTGGTTTTGTAAATGCATACACCTGATTGGTATGATATCCAGAATCTACAGTTGAAGATAATATAGACAATACTCTGCCCGATTCAGTTTTAAACCTAGATTTTAATAAATTATCAAATTCACCCCATATAGTATGTGAATTACAGTCTCCCCAGATAATACGATGATCTAAAACGTAACATTTATAATCTTTACCCCATCCGCATATAGTTACTTCGATTCGGTCTTTCTGACAATCTGTTCCTGTAGTTAATACATAAACATCTTCTGGTATATTATCAATATCAAAATTCAATCGCCTGTTAAGCAAGATTTCGTAATCCAACTCTTCGCCATCATCCTCAATCCAGCTCTCTCCAAGAGCAGTATTTACAAATGTTTTTAATGTTTCAGGATTCTTTTTTGCTTCTAGGAAATTTATTGCCATATCCGCCCAAGTTGACCAAACAGAATATAATTCTGATATATGAAATCCAGCAGTCTTTAGTAGAGGCTGAGTTGCTATCCACTCTCCATTGTTAATCATCCATTGTTTTTTTGACTCTTCAATAACTGAACCGCACTCTTCACATGCGTAAGTAGCTGTTTCAGGTTTGTTTTCTTCCCAAACAACATTCTTCCATTTTAAAACTTGTTTATGTTTACATTCAGGGCATGGCACATAGTAATATCGTTTATCAGACTCCTCAAAAGCAGCCTCAATGGCTGATATACCTTTTATAGTGGGTGTGCTACACATAAATATCTTACGATTAAAGAAAGTTTTTGTTCTTGCTGTTGCTAATGCTATAGGAGAGCCTTCACCTTTTACATTGTGTTCAAATCGATCTATTTCATCTAAAAATAGGCATCGGATGGGACGTGAAGCAAGACCTGCTGGACTTCCAGAAGAAGATATTGTTATATGACCACCTGCAAACTTTTTATGCATAGTTGTATTGCCTGAATCCCTACTTTTAGCATCTGCAACAACATCTCTTAATTTATCGCTATCTCTTATCATTGCTGCAAGCCTATCTTTACTAAAGGCTTGTCCCATAGTTAAATTTGGTTGCACCACCATCAATGGTGATGGGTCTTGATCTATGTAATAACCAATGGCATTAAGTAATATTTCAGTCTTACCTACTTGCGAACTGGTCATTACTACTATTCTTTCAACATTAGGTATATTAAAGGTGTCCATGATCTCACGCTGATATTCACAACGTGAAGTATGCCAAGAACCACTTTCAGCAGAAGATTCTGGTGATAGCTTTCTGTAGCTATCAGCCCATTGGCTAATCGTTAGTTTTGGTGGTGGTTTTAGTGTTTGCATTGTGCTGTTCAGCACGTTTTGCATATTCTTTAGGTATTCCATTGCTTTCCGCTAATTCATTCAAAGTTTCATAGACTTGTTTGTTAATAATGACCTCTACTTCCTGGTATGTTTCTGAGGCAATAACTAAATGAGCAATCTTAGAAGCAAGACCTAACAACTGAACCCTAATTACTGCTGCAACATCTGTCCAGGTGTCTTCAACTAGTTTGGCTGGTATAAGTTCACCTTCTAATTCTGAAACCTTAAGTTCAGCAGCATCAGCCTGAGCTTTTGTTAGTCTAGTTTTTTCTTCAGCTATATCCCCTGTTCCATCTTTTTTAGTATAACGAGCTGCTTTCCTGAGATAATTAATATAAGCAACTCTGCAAGCATCTATATTTACAGGTGATCTACCTTTTTTAATTAAAAATACGCCTTTACGCACTAAGTCTGTTACAGACTGAGGAGAAAGGTCTAAATGCTCTGCAAGCTCGCGTTGGGTAGCCAAAGTTTATATATATTTATAAGTATCTATCTCCATATTCTAAATATAAACCATTTAAAGAGCAATTTCAAAATAAACCTTAAACATTATAAATATGATGAATGTAATGA